GGAAGAACATCAGGCAACCATTGTGTCTTTGTTGCAATATCAGGACAATTTGGAACATAACATCCCATCATGTCCATATCAGGAAAATCATAGCAAAGCTCGGGATTAATGACAACGTCAAATTTTCCACCGGGCTTGTCACTACGTGTGACAGTTACTGTGACTTTCTTTGCAATAGACTTGGTCATATCAGTCGAAGGGAACAACATATGCTTTGGGAACAACATTACTGATTTTCTAGGAAAAAACACTCCGCATGACAATGGTGCGGGAAATTCATCAGATTTGAACTGTCCCCAAGCAAGGTTGGGAGAAAGAGTTTGGACGACATGAGTAGGCGTTGCGCCACTTGGAACAGTGGTATTCTTCATATCAAGGTGTACTTTGTCCATCATAAAACCAAACCACCCAGGAGCATTGTCATGCTCAACAATTTTTTCCGCTAGACCATTAGTATCCAACTCGAGGCCAAATCGTTTGGCGTGTTCACCACGCTCAAACCATCCCTCTTCATAGGCACCTTTAAGGTCATATTCGGTGTACATATGGGGTGTAGGTGATTTCTTGGACTTTTTGCGGCTTAAATTCCACGCAATAAGCACCATACCAACTGTTGTCATACTTAAACCCACTAGAAGTGTGGGACCTCGCCATGTATCACGCATTGATTTGCCATAGTCAGTCAAAGCCTCTCGGTGCATCGTGAGTGCTAATTTATACCGGGCAAATTCATGATTCATTTGCATCTCGCAAAATACGTAAACGCAATATGAAATCAAAACATGAAAAGCAAGGCCGTACATTCCTGCAAGCCAAAATGCTGGATAAGCAGTCCACATAGCCGATTTAACGACAAACTCCTGCATTTTCATCATATGGACACATTCAAGACTTCTATGTTCTTTCATAATCACTTTCTGACAAAAATCAGTTTGATAAAAATAGTCTGGTATCCATTTAATGACATATGGGGTAGAGCGAGCCATATAGGCATCAACTCTTTCCCGCAGTTCTCTAACAGGAATTGTTTGTGCTGCTCCTCTATAAAGCACTTCAACAAAAGGTGGGCATATGACACTCATGAGTCGCTTTACAAAACCGTTGACGACATCTGACACCATCATTGAAACAACTTGATCTACTAAAGCATGCTCTTCCTTAACGTGATAGGCATTGCAAGCTTTGCAGTATCCTTCCTCACAACAACCAGACTCTTCAGAAACGAGAGCTCCTGCAACAGGAGGCGTTCCATGGTCTTGATATGTCATGAGTTCTTTCTCAATTGGTGTAGCAGAGCATCGACAGAATTGCGGCAACATGTTACAATCAGGGCAGCATTTAGATTTCTCGAGGCATCGATTTCTCTCCACCTCTCTGCGCTGCTTGATGGCATGTTTCTTTGCTAAAGCTGTGAGTGCTAGAAGGTAATCTCTCAATCCAAGATTTTCACAAACCACTTTCCGTCCTTCAATTTCTACGGTAAGCTTGTGATAACCCTGTTTTCCAGGAATGGCCTCTTCAATGTCAAATTCCCACACATCATGGATTTTGTATGGGTCAGCTTCATTGGCCAAATCTGGATGATCAGTGTTGAGACTAGTAGCTCCAGGGCGACAATATTTCTGTTTCACCCGAGCAGAAACGTGCAAAAAACGACGAAGTACTGCAATTGGATAATTACTGTAAACACGTGCGTCTAAATCTTTAACATTTGTGGTTATGACACCACATTTGAAATTGATAAAAACGCATCCCTTTTCATTTAGCTCAGCTTTAATGGCTTGTGCAGCCACATTGTTGAACATAGTAAGATATTTCCTAGAGGGAGCTTGGTCTACAAAATCTGCTTTTACATTTGCTGCATCGTCAATATGGACTCCCACGACATCAGTAGTGTATGTGTTGTCGTGTTTGTCAGCCTCATTAAGTGTAATAATTCCATCCTTTGAGTCACTGAAGCCCATTGCATTTAATGCATGTTTCATAGTCAATTCGCCAAGATTTGATTTTCCAATACTTGATTCTCCACTGATAGAAATTCCAAATGGAGCAAATCGATACTGGGTATTCTTGCCTTTAGCCACCATATCCTGCTTAATATTTACGAGTGTTGCGTACTTCTTTTGCAGAACTTCTTTCATGGCTTTAGAGGCAAGTGATTGCATCTTAGAGGTGGTTTTCAGAACATCGTCGAGTTTGCGTAGGTATTCCTGCAAATCCTCAACATTTCCTGCTTTTGCACTATCGGCATAAGCAATAACCTCAGAACAATCCTCATAATACTTGCGAATTCTCTGATCACTGTACAATAATGGAGCGAGAGATTTCTCTTGAATACAGCACCATCCGGACTCAGAAATCCAGGTAAATGTATGAATCACTGCGTCCAACAAATCAACAGCAGTAGTTGTCTCTTTCAAGGCTTCTGCTTTAATCAATTGGACACCAGCAATACTCCAATCTATCTCCTTTACGGAACAAATAGAGCATGACATTGCAGCACATAACAAATACGAAATCTTTTTATAAATTGAATTGGATTTCATAAGTTCCCATCCATCAAGAATATCACGACCTGTCAAACCATGAGGTGTAATTTCAAACGCTCCAGTTTCATCAAGGAAAATTTTGACTTCATCACTCGATGTCGAGCTATCATCATCATCCTCCATAACGGCTGTGAGCATTGTCATTAGAGTGCCAGTAATACTACGTTTGGTGTACTGTTTCATATAATGAATTACAGCAACGAGTATACTATGAAATGAATCAGCACGTTGCAAATCATATGCTAATAAAAGCACATTCTCCGCATGTCTGATTATCTCATCGGCCTCATCACCCTCAAATGATTGAACAAATCTTCCGAGATTCCCGGCAAATTCCATAAAATTATCGCTAATGCCATGGGGCTCGAATTTATGTTTCTTGGCTTGCTCTTCCTTCTTCTTCACGTCTTCTAAAATTCTTTTAGACGCGAGTTTGATACGTTTTCGCTGTTCTTTGCGATTGCATCTGCCTTTGGAATGAGTGGCATGACTTGTCCGTGATGCTGTTTTATAATCCATCTCCTCTTTAGCTTGCGGGGCAATCAAAAATGGTACACTATTCTTCACGTTCTTGTAAAGACGTGAGAAAGACATGTTTCTAGCGGCAGAGGAAATTGAATCAACAACAAAACGATATGTTTCGAAATGCACAACGCGATCCAACTGGAGAATAAGTTCTCCAAGAAGATGAAAGGCTTGGGGCTCATCAAGAGGTAAGGGCTGGAAGTCATCGTCAGGTTCACTATCAGAATCGTCAAAAACATTAACGTTGACTTCGGCTGGGTCTTCCCCATCACTAACTTCAATCTCGTCGAGATCTTCGAGAGCGTGGGGTTCGTTTTTCGGAAATATTTGGTAATAGATGAAGCGCATATATAATGCTGAAAGGCTTCCAAGTGTCACCCATAACCAAATATCCCATCCTATAAACTGTCCGATAAAAACAATAAATTTGAATTTCGGAATAGTTATTTTGGACGGATCGAAGACAATGAATCCGAACATTTGACAGTAAAAAATCAAAAGAAAGACGGGAAGATTATACACCGACCAAATTTGGACACTGGTCCATAAATCACTGTCACGCTGTACATCCTCAGGAAAAGGTCTTTGAGTGTATAATTCATAATCAAAATCAAATTCTCCATGAGGTTCAATGTTGGACTCTTTTTTCGAAGCCTTTTTCAGGGCTCCAAGGAGGCTCTCAATTGGAGTTCTCCTCTTGGGTTTGGGCTTGCGCATCCTTTTTGGAAAAATGCTCACAAACACTGCGTATAAAATGAGCAGCATCCAAGTAGTAAGCGCGGCAAAAATTGCAGTAACGGATACTTCGAGATTTGCACCTGCAATAAGAATGCAATATCCGAGGAGCCAGAAGAACAAAAGGCTCACTGTAGCTTGTTCTGGATCAGGAACAGCTGAGAAATACTTAGCTTCTTTCGAACGAATGTCATGTAAATAATAACCCGGCATGGCCTGGGACGTGGAGAAACTCATAGCAGAAGTGTGAATAATTCACCCTCTGCCACGAGCTTTCCACTAAACGCTGAGGTTTAGTAGAAAAACTACGTGGGCTGTACAAACGGCATATTCCTTCAAGCTCTGTGCACGCACAGAACGGAAGGCTTACTCCCAAGGTCAACAAGCAGTGCACCGTCAGCGAAACGGGCTGCTCTCTCAAGGTCGGCTATTCTATATCACGAGATCTTAATCAAAGCTAACTATGCAAAGAAATCTTTTCCAGTTACGGCACGGCCTCTCTCAATACAAGAGGGGGTTCTCCGCAAAAGTTTCATTCTAATACACGGCATCACAATAATCAAAATACACGATCAAAGAACGCGGACGAGTGAACATCTTCTGAGGTTGGGTCCTAATCCGAAGATCGTCCCCGAGAATTGGAAGCTCTTGAGCTTACCATTCAGACTGAGTGGCCTACAGGCGGTCTCAGTCACCCAGGTGTGTCGCACACCCAAAGTGTCGTTGATTACGACAATTAGATCTTACTTCATAAAGCATGATCAGTAAAAATCCACCAGAGGTGGGACAGCTAGTTTAAGGTCGAGCCATGACCATAGTTTATAGTCATATTAGGACTACGGTTAAAGTCACGCTATGACTTGCAGACTTACTGCAATGATATATAACATATAAACATAAATATATAAACATATAAAATATAAACTAAACATGGATAAACAAATATAAATATAATGTACAGGTCTGGACAATACCTGATAATAACGCAAACAGATTTACATATTAAAACACTGTTAATCTTGTTAATTAGTCAGGTAGCCGGATCACACACTAAATTACTAGTGCATACGGCGTTTTACTCAGTATAAGTTAAAACTCAACTGTGCTCTTTAAAACACTGTAATTTGTAATAACAAATACCCCTCATATTCCAGACTGAGGTGTGGCATTTTAATTTCGTGGCCAAAATACTCAAAAAGCCTGTCTTAAAAAGACGAACAACTAAAAGGTTTAAATTCGTTGTAATATTTAACCTAGTAAACAACTACAAAGTAGGCATTAAAGTAGAATTACACTGAAGACAAGTCTAAGGCGACTTGTACTCAGATCTTTAATGTATCAACATAAAGTGAGTCTAAATCGACTCAAATCAAGTCAACACAACTACTACTTCAATAAC